GCATACTTATCACAAGATAAAACTGCAATGAAGGAGATAGAAGATGGATTTGATGTGCATAGTTATACTGCTAGTGTTATTAGTGATGCAGGTGAAAAGACATCTCGCCAAGAAGCGAAAGCACACACGTTTGCTCCCTTGTATGGAGCAACAGGATTTGGAAGGACACCTGCTCAGGCTACATATTATAAACACTTCACAGAAAAGTACGAAGGAATCGCATTATGGCACTCCAAGTTGGCTAAAGAAGCTATAAGCACTAGTAAGATAACTACACCATCAGGTAGACAGTTCTCATTCCCTGATGTTAGAAGAAATTCTTATGGTAAGGTATCTCACTTTACACAGATAAAGAATTATCCTGTTCAATCATTTGCTACTGCTGATATAGTACCTCTTATACTAGTAAATATAGAAAATGAATTATCTAACTTAAAATCTTGCATTGTTAATAGTGTGCATGATTCTATAGTTATAGATATACACCCTGAAGAGGTACAAAAAGTGATTCATGTTATTAAAATAGTCAACAGTAAAATGATTGGTTTAATAAATAGTGCTTTTGCATTAGAGTTTAATGTGCCATTATTATTAGAAGCAAAAATAGGTAATAATTGGCTTGACACGAAAGACGTTATGTGATATAACTTACAAACTTTGATAGAAAGGAAAAAGAAGTATGGTTAATGAAATAACTACAATAGATACCAATAATTATGCAGAGATGGCAAAAGCTATGGGTATCGCAGGGGAAACAGGCTCATCTGATACGAGCAAGGCTAATCCTCTACCAAGAATGAGATTGCATCATAATAATATTATGGGCATGAAGAAGGTTGGAGATGAAAGTGTAGAAGCAGTAGTCGTTAAAGGTGGTTCATTTAAACTAGAACGACCTGATATGCCTGTTGTGTATGCTCCAACTGCTGAAATCAGACCCTTTGTGCAGAGGTTTATGTATAAAAGGTTTGTTAAGAATATGTCTGCTAAGAAAGGTGAGCCTATGGGTGTTTATCACAAGACACTTATGGCAGACAATCTAAATAATGACTTAAAAGATAATCAGGGTAGCTTCAACTGTGGTAAGCCATCAGGGTATATCAAAGATTTTAAGGCATTACCTGTAGCTACACAGGAAGTTATTAAGCAGATTAAAAGAGTTAGAGTAATCTTTGGTCTTATTGATATGCCTAATGCTACAGACGAGAAAGGCAATGAAGTAATTTTAGACGATAATACTCCATTCATATGGGAGATTGATAATCGTGATGCTTTTAAGACAATGGGAGAACCTTTTAATAAGTTTAATCAAACCAAAAGACTTCCTGTTCAGCATTACATTCAGTTGACTAGTGAAGAGAGAGCATTGCCTAGTGGTGCTAAGTTCTACTTACCTAACTATTCTTTAGACTTACAGAAGACTGTTCAAGTAACAGATGAAGACCAAAATACTTTCATTAATTTCATGGCATGGATAGATAATTACAATAGTTATATATTTAATGAGTGGGAAATGAAAGCTAAAGCTCCTGTTAGTCAAGAAGACAAAGACATTGTTGATGATTTCATTGATGTTGATGTTGAAGAAGAGGTGGCATAGTGAACCATCCTGCTGAAATGATGATTCATCAGTATCTTGAAAATGCTACAAGTGGCAAGTCTGCTATGAGCCAAGAGAATATAGAGCAAGTAGCTACAGACATTAAAGATGCATTGAATCGTCAGTTCAATACTAAAAGGGATGAAGAGTTTAGGTTGCGTATGTCTAATATAGGCAGACCATCTTGTCAGCTTTGGTTTGAGAAAAACAAACCTGAGACTGCGTTACCTAAACCCACTACTTTTGTTATGAACATGATGATTGGAGACATAGTTGAAGCAGTATTTAAGGCAGTACTAAGAGAAGCTAATGTTAAATTTGAAAATAGTGATACAGTTAGTCTTGAAATTGACGAAAAAACTACTATATCAGGTTCATATGATTTAGTTATGAATGATGCAGTTGACGATATAAAGTCTGCATCTGATTGGTCATATAAATATAAGTTTGATTCTTATGAATCTTTACATTCAGGCGATAGCTTTGGTTATATTGGACAATTAGCAGGTTACGCAAAGGCTTCTAACAAGAAGGCAGGTGGTTGGTGGGTTGTCAACAAAGCCAATGGTCAGTTCAAGTATGTTCGTGCTAACATTGACATGGATAAAGAGCTTGATAAAATCAAAAAGAATATAAAGGCTACAGAATCAGATAAGTTGGTACGATGTTTTGAGCCTGAACCTGAAACATTTAGAGGTAAACCTACAGGTAATATGGTTTTAAATAAAAATTGTACCTTTTGTTCATATAGACAATCTTGTTGGGATGGTTTGAAAGAGCTACCTGCACAGATGTCTCAAGCTAAAGAACCTAAAATGGTTCAATACACAAAACTGAAAGGAGAGTAGCATGAGTAAATCACTAGATGAACTAAAACAAAACATTGAAGAAATGGAAAAACAATTACTAGAAGCAAAAAAAGAATATCGTGAGATGCGTACAGCAGGTTTGCGTGATGCTATGGAAGCTAGGAAGGTAGCTGATGAAGCTGTAAAAGAAGAGTTAAAAAACTTAGGTTATCAAACTTCTTATAGTCCATTTACAGGTATAACGTGGCGAAACTTTTAAGTGACTCCTCATAAGATACGAAGAGAAGCTATAAAGCATGGGTATAGGAGTGGGTTAGAGCATACTCTCTCCATATATCTTAAAGAATTGAAACATAAATATGATTATGAATCAATTAAGATAGAATGGGAAGATTTGTCTTATCGCACCTATACTCCTGACTTTATATTAAACAATGGTATTATAATTGAAACGAAAGGAAGATTCCTTGCTATAGATAGAAGGAAACATTTAGCTATAAAAAGACAGCATCCTAAATTAGATATTAGATTTGTTTTTACTAATAGTAGAAGTAAACTAAGAAAGGGTGCTAAATCTTCTTACGGACAATGGTGCGACAAGTATGGATTCAGGTACTATGACAGGATAATTCCTGAAGATTGGCTCAAAGAAAAGGGCAAGAATAGACATCCTAAATTTATAAAGTTTGCAGGGTCTAAGATAAGGAGAGTTAAGTGATTTCTCAAGATAATATAAGAAATGAAGATTTTGTTATAGATGTAAGACCTGAATTAGATAGAAATTTTAAATGGACAGGTGGTATAAACGTATCAATAATGACATCACCTAAAAATCCTTTAGATGATGATGACTATTATGGTGTTATGGAACTTTGCAGAAGCATTTGTGCATCTGTACCACTTATGGAAAGAGATGAAGATTTAAGACAACGACTAGTAAAAGAAGCAGAGCATAATGAAGAAAAACCTGAACCTAAATTAAAAGTAGTTGACAAACAGGACAATGTTGTGGTACTGTCTTTTGACACAGATAATGATAATAAAAAATGTTAAGGCATATGGAGTACATGAAGATGATGGCAAAGAAAGAGAAAGAAAAACAGGCAATGAAACAGTCTGACAACATTGAATTGGAAGATATGGTAAATCATCCTAAACACTATAATGAATCAGGTATTGAGTGCATTGATGCTTTACAAGCTATGTTGGGAGATGGCTTTGAATCTTACCTACAAGGTAACATTGCTAAATACCTATGGAGATACAAGTACAAGAATGGTTTAGAAGACTTGAAGAAAGCAGAATGGTACTTGAAGAAACTTATAGAGGTGCATGATGCGAGTTAAAATAATGGTTACTCTTTCGGTTGACCCTGACGAGTATCCTGTGCCTTCTGACGGAGATGTTACAGAAGATTTTGAAGATTATATGCGTGAATTATTTCACGATTTAGAGGGTGTAAAAATATCCCATATTAAAATAATAACGGAGTAAAAGATGATAAGCAACTACCTACCAACAGATTACCAAAACTTTATAGCACTCTCTCGCTATGCTAGATGGAAAGAAGATGACCAACGAAGAGAGAATTGGGGAGAAACAGTAGATAGATACTTTAGTTATATGACTGAGCATCTTAAAATTAATTACAATTATGAATTAACAAAAGCATTAAAAGAAAAACTATCTACACAGATAATGAACTTAGGTGTCATGCCTAGTATGAGAGCATTGATGACATCAGGACCTGCTTTAGATAGATGTCATGTAGGTGGTTACAACTGTAGCTATATACCTGTAGATAGTCCTCGTTCATTTGATGAGTGTATGTACATACTTATGTGTGGCACAGGTGTTGGTTTCTCTGTTGAAAGAGAGAATGTAGACAAGCTACCTGTAGTCAATGAACACTTTGAGGACAGCACTACTATCATCACTGTTGGTGACAGCAGACCCGGATGGGCAAAGGCATTGAGAGAACTCATTGCTATGTTATATGTAGGGCAAGTGCCTACTTGGGATGTATCACAGGTCAGACCAGCAGGTGCAAGATTAAAGACATTTGGTGGTAGAGCATCAGGACCTGCACCATTAGTTGAATTATTTCAATTCTGTATACAAAAGTTCAAGGGAGCTAAAGGCAGAAGACTATTTCCTATTGAGTGTCACGATTTAATGTGCAAGATAGGTGAAGTTGTAGTTGTAGGTGGTGTCAGACGTTCTGCTCTTATATCACTATCTAATTTAGGTGATGACCAAATGAGACACGCAAAGTCAGGTCAATGGTGGGAGAATGAAGGACAACGAGCACTAGCTAATAACTCTGTAGCATTTAAAGGTAAGCCTGAGATGGGTACATTCATGCGAGAGTGGACATCTTTATATGAATCTAAGTCAGGAGAACGTGGTATCTTTAATAGACAGGCAGCTAGAGTGAAGGCTTCTGAGAATGGTAGACGAGATGCTGACCATTACTTTGGTTGTAATCCATGTAGTGAGATTATACTTAGACCATATCAGTTCTGTAATCTTACAGAGGTTGTTGCACGTGAAACAGATGATATGTTATCTCTAGAAAAGAAAGTACGTATGGCTACTATTTTAGGTACGTTTCAATCTACACTTACTGACTTTAAATATTTACGTAAAATATGGAAAGATAATACAGAAGAAGAAAGATTATTAGGTGTATCTTTGACAGGTA